TTAGCTTGCTTGTGAGGCGGATTCTGACGTCGTTTCGGCATTTGGTTGCGCATTGGTATCCAAATTAGCCGCTAGCGATGACGCTAAAGTGGCTGCTGAACTAGCCGTGGCCGTGTCACCAACTGCCGCCGCACTAGCTGCTTGACTGTAAGCCGCCACTACTGCCTGTGATGCTTGGGCTTCGGCTTGACTAGCCGCTGCTGAGTTAGCTGCTTCAATCTTAGCTTGAGCTTCCGCCAAAGCTTCCACGACCGTTTGTTCCGTATAAGCTAACGTGCTCGACTTGGTCTTGATCGTGTTGCCGGTATCTTCCAAAATAGAATTATCCGTAATTACCCCGACAAAGGCTAGGATTGCCCCCACGGCGGTAATCACTAATACAACTGCATTAGCGTCAATCTTGACACCAAAGAAGACCGTTGCGACAGCTAAGCCAATAATCAACACGGACCCGATAATCTGGGCCCAATAAGCAGGCTTCTTGTAGTTAGCTTTGAGTGTTGCCTGAATTACATTTAAAAATTTTGTCATTGTTTTTCCCTCCTAAAGGAACTTTTCTGCGATGTAAATAACTAACGTGACGAGCACGCCACTAACCAAGACACCGATCAACCAATTTTGAATGGTTGTCACACGGTCAATTTGATGGCTAGCTTCGATGGACTTGGCCAGTGCCTTGTCCGCTTTGTCGCCAATATCGTCAACTTGATTCAATTTTTCTTCGATGTTCTCAACTTTTGTTTTGGTGGCGGCCACATCCTTTTGAATATCCATTAATAACTTGGTTGTATCGTCGTATTGTGCCATTACCGCACCACCAATCGCTGGCCAGGATAGATAGTAGTATAAATTGACTTTCCATTCTGGCTAGCTAGTGTAGTCATGCTCAGGCCGTTGCGTTGTGCAATTGTCCACCAGCTGTCACCGGACTTGACTGTGTAATACGTATGACTAACCAGCTGACCAGTAACTCGCTTCCCGTAGTCATGACCATTAGTGACGCCTAACTTGATGAAGGCGTATAGGCCATTTGAACGAGTGTAGCGTGCCCATACATAGTCGTGTTCAATAATGACCGCATTGTAAGTCACACTTTCACCCTTGTAATAGGTGGCTACTTGGCTTACCTTATCTGAATCCGTGTAACGAACAGCTAGTGTCCGATTAGGATAGAACACCCCTCGCTGGTTGTATTTAACGACCTTAAAGCTGGCCTTCTTAGCTGCCTGAGCCTGCTTAACGTTGGTTTGAGCTTGTTTCTTACTAGCAGTCGTATAGCCTGATTTAGTAATGCCCGTTAAATCGACATTGCCGTCTAACCCGCCGGCTTTATAGGTGCTGGTGAATTGGAAGATAGCCACGCCGTCCATGCTAGGGAAGTAATTGTAATTAGGGCTAGTTCTAACCAGATAGTCTGGATATTCAGCTAACCATAGACAGCTACCATAGGCTTTAACAATAGCAGCCACATTAACATGGGCGTTGAGGTAAGCTTTACCGGAATACAGCATAGGGGTATATCCAGCCGCTTTAATGAGGGCCATCTGGGCTAGAATGACATTAGTGTTGGCTGTCACACTATTAGAAGCCCCATCCTCATAGTCTAGTGCTACAATTGAACCCTTGGGCGTCCTAACACGTGGCAAGTAATAGGCCATCATAGCCTTGGCATTGGTCATATTGCCACCAACACCATCCCATAAATAGGTGTGCACCCGTTTACCAGCCTGTTGAGCTGATTTAACTTGGCTGTTATACGTGGTTTGAGGGATATTAGTCCCGCCATAAAAGCCACCTGCCTGTGAGAGCACGAACTTATCGGAACTATAGCCGAATGTCCCACTATTACCGTTATACTTAGACCAATCCGGCCCTTGATCACGACTAGTTGACGCCTGACTGGTAACATTGACCATTAAAAAGGCCATAAAAATGGCGCCCACCGTTAAGATGAGTGCCTTTAACTTGTGCTTATTCAATTGTCTACCTCCTATTCACTTTATCAAAATATCAGCGCACACTTGCAACTGTGTCGTAGTTGTAATAGCTGTTGCGGTACCAGCAATGTTATGTTTCAATACTGAAACAGCACCGTTAGGGTTCCATGATAAACAGTATAAATTCCAACCAGATGATTGTTGAACAACAGCAACATTCTCTGCAATAATGCCGATTGAAGATGGCAAGTTAAACAACGTCGTAGCCGAACCAATAGCTAAATTTGCACTTGGAGAAACTACACCACTAACGTGTAGTTTGTTACCAGTTCGCACATAGTTCAAAGCACCCGTGCTACTAGTTGTGCCTGCCTTGTAAAATGCCGGCGTCACATCCAGGTTGCCAGAAGTATATTTTATTTTATTATCAATAAGTGTGTTTACTTGGTCGTTAGTCATAACACCTTGTGGCCCAGTATCACCTTTATCTCCCTTAGCAATCGTGCTTGCGGCTTTATTCATTGCTGCCACAAAGTCATCAAAAGTAATGGTCGTAATCGTGGTACCATTGGTGCTTTGAATGTTATTGGTAATTGTAAAACCAGTCGTCCCATCACTAGGGTAGATTGACGTTCCGGTACTATCAACCACCCATACTTCAATGGCATAGCTACCAGCGGTTAAACTAGTCATCAAGTCAGCATTAAAGTTAACGGTAACTTGACCAGTCGTGGGGTCGGTTAAACTAGCTGGGTCAACTTTGGCCGATTTAAGATAGCCACTAGTATTGCCTAATTTAACGGTAATTGACGTGGCATTAGTTAAGTTCGTTGCCACATTATCATTGCCACAAATTAACGTAAAGCTAGTGGTGGTATCACCAATTTTAACCGTTTGTGGTGAAGTATCGGTAAAACTAAGCGTCTTCGCCATCTTTAGGTGCCTCCTTCTCGGCCAACTTGGCATTGAGCTGGTCAATTTGAACTTGTGCCATCGCTAATTGCTGATCTTTAACGGCAATTGCTTGGGCATAGTTACTCGTCATCTTGTTAATTAAGGCCTGTGCATCGATATTCATAATTTAAGCCTCCTGTGTGGTAGTGGTTGTCGTAGTCGTGGTAACTGGCTTTAAAGCAGTCAGGCTATCAATCAGAGTATTTAATACTTTTAACTTAACGCTATCAATGCCACCAGCACCTCCAGCAATGGCAGTGTTAAATTCATCCATGGTAATACTGACCTGTGAACTGATACCCAGCGTGTTAATCTGAACGCTAATGGTCATAATGTTGTTCGTGTAATCTGGTTTGTAATTTGTAATCAAAATGCTATCCATTTAATTTGGCCTCCAATTTGTTTAGTCTAGCTTCCAATTCCATGTTGTGACCGTTTAGTTGGTCAATTTGCTTCTGTTGTTCCTGTACCGTGGCTAGGGTGGCATTTAAAAGCACACTATCATCCACCCCACTTAGCTTGCCGTTTTCATCACGACTAATAAATACGTCTGGCAATTGCCACTGTTTTGTTACATTAACGTCGTCAACAATGCTAGACAGCCGCAAATGACTGGTATTATCGTCTGTTTTGTACTGATAAGTGGCTAAATCAATTGAGTTAACTAGCTGCGCCCAATAAGCTGTGTCAGCCTTTTTAACGTCCTTCTTGACGCTTAATAGGGACGATTTAACTAAGCTAGTATAGTTAACCGTAGCAGCGAATATATCAACAGAGCTACCATTGGCACGGTTAAAATGAATCGGACCATTGTCAGAACTGGTAATCGTGTGATAGGTATTTATGTTGAAGTTGCCAATATCTAAAGAACGATTAAATTGAATGTTATTAGCACCCGAGCCATCAATACCAAAGCTGGCTGTCTTCATAGTTGGACCATTACCGACATACCAGATATTTTGTGTGCCATTAGGGTTGATATTGCCGTAGGGCGTAATAATGATACCCTTCGGTGTAACATCGTCAGAAGTACCGTTAAAGGTGATTTGTTGAGTATCTCCGTGTAAGGTAATCCCATTAAGCGGACTTATTAACACATATCCATCTTGATTACCGCCAGTCAATGATTGCGAGAAAGACATATCTTTTCCATTTGTGTGACCAGCAAGCAATACAATCTGGTCAGCCTGAATGGTGGCATCATATGCCTCGTATTGATTATTTGAGCTTGTCGTGTTAGTGGCACGGTATTTTGTTGTTAATGACCCAGTTGATAAATCTGTTTGCATAGCATCAGCAGAATTAAACCCCGTCGTATAGATATGACCGTCACTAGATATTGTTGTTGGATAAAACTTCGCAGTATTATTAACATCATTAATGACATTACCGCCATGGATCGTTTTACCATTTAGTGTCCCCGTGATATTGGCGCTAGGAATTATAACTGGCTTCTTAGTATCAAAGTAAATCGTGTCAGCAGCTAGCGTTAGTTGACCACTAGATGATATTAGGGTATTACCGGCCTGAATATTAATCTGGTCAATCAAGCCATCTTTAGTAACTCTAAGGTTAATATCATCAGACATTTGAGAAATCATAGAGTCTTGACCACCATATACGTAAGGTGTGGCCACACCACCAAGTTCTAGTTTTAGCTCTGTAAAGAATAAACCAGAAGAAGCGCTATTATTAGACCCGATGTTGTCAACTCGAATATAGCCTTCGTTATCATTAGCTCCAGTTGTGAAAGTAACCGTATACTGGTCAATATGTGACGGAGAAGTTACCAAATTCGTAAACAGTCCGTGAACGATATCGTAATCATTAGTAGACCCATAAGTCCTAGTTAACAAATAGACGTTTGCACCGACAACATTAGAAGATGCAAAAGCTTTAAATTGGAACGTATAAGTTGTATTTGGTGATAATGGAAAACGATTTGAGCCAGCGGCAGCAGTACCATTTTGAGCTGTATTTAAATAAAGCAGTGCCCCGGTGCCGTTCTGATAGAAATTATGCGTAGTCACTAATAGTTTCCGGTCAGTTGCCCCCCAGTCCATTAACGTCCAACCAGTAAGTGGGGTAGTAAAGTGGCTTGAATATGGTATCAAATTGACGTTATTGGCGTCTTTCTTAGAAACCTTGCTAGCAATCATGTCAGCAGTTTGTGTTTGATAAGTTTTGAAGTCACTAGACTCAACCTTGCTAGATATTTCCTTAGCAGTTGTAGCTTGGTAGGCTGAGAAGTCACTAGTAGCCACCTTTTGGGCTATCAAGTCAGCAGTAGTTGTTTGGTAAGCTGAGAAGGTGCCATTATCAACTTTCTGGGCTATCTGACTAGCAGTTTGTGTTTGATAAGTTGAAAAAGCACTATTACTTACCCTATCCGCTATTTGACTAGCCGTTTGTGTCTTGTCAGAGCTATATTGTGAACTAGAAACCTTGTCATCAATCAAGTCAGCAGTCTGTGTCTTGTACGTATTAAAGTCGTTAGACGACACCTTACTATCAATCGACTTAGCGGTTGTAGCTTGATAGGCTGAAAAATCACTAGTAGCCACCTTTTGGGCTATTAAGTCAGCAGTAGTTGTTTGATAGGCTGAGAAAGTACCATTGTCAACTTTCTGCGCTATCTGGCTAGCTGTCTGAACTTTGTAACTAGCATAGTCTGAGTTAGCAACCTTAGTGGCTAGTCCATTTTCTAGGTCAGCGATCGTTAGCTTGGAACCGTCTTTTAGGTCTGTCACTGCTTGACTAGTTACTTTACCATTATCTATTGCTGTAGTCGCTTGGCTAAACGCATTATCAGCTGTACTTTGAGCCTTAGCAGTAGCTGTAGAGTTGTTGCTTATCCCAGCACTAGCTTGGATACCAACTGCCTGAGCTTGGCTAAACGCATTGTCAGCTGTACTTTGAGCCTTAGCAGTAGCATTAGACTGGACGGCTATTTCTGAATTGGCGTAGTTGTAATTGCTATCTGCGGCTGATTTAGCGGCATTCGCTGTAGACTGTGCAATTAAAGCAGCGCTATCAGCATTTCCTGCTTGGCTAGCGGCAGTATCAGCTGTACTTTGAGCCTTGATAATTTTAATGCCATCATCGGTTAGAATGACCTGAGTTGCATTAGATTCTGCCATTTAATTCACCTCCCTTCTTAATCATTGCTAATTGTAGCCATTGGCAAACGTTCCTTAATTGGTATTACAAATACACGTTCTAAAGAAGCACCTTGATATTGACAATTGAAAGTCACCAATAGCTCCGGCTGGTTAGTCTGACTATAGATAATGTTGCATGTTTCAGGTTCGATAACATCATCGGTTAACCCTAAATTCATATCCAGTAAATAGTTAGAGGCGAATTCTTGCCCGCCATGAACAACATTAATGGCGTACACCATACGGGGGTCTTTCATGTTGTAATCACCCGAGTTAAAGTACACATACGGAAAGTCAATGCCTTGTGATTGGTAAGTTTGTTGGTTCTCGTCAAACCCATAGTTGGCAACATCAAAACTATATAGCACATCATAATTACCTTGTTTAACCTCATCGAGTCGTAACACATCATGTTTACCGTTCACATACCCACACAGCACGTACCCGTGTTTGAAGTCCACACTTACTCTAATATACCGGTCAACAGTACAGAAACGTGTGATACGTGCATCGTCATTGCTCAACGTTACATTCGGGATATATGGAATGCGACTAACTGCATACTCGTTAACATTAAGGTTAGGCTTAGTAGCTGACCAGATATAGACGGTATTATCTACTTCTTCAACTGAGAAACTCGAACCATGACCACCGTGTGAAACAACCATCTTACTAATTGGATTGAAGTTAGTATCATGCAAGACAAACATGGTATCACCGGTTGTACTTTGATTAATTGCCCGGCTAGTTATATATTGACCGTTGCTCAAAGGACACATATATTGTGTCGCCTCAGTTACTCCTAGTGCGCTGTCGTCTGGACTAAAACTACCCAAGCCGCGAATATCACTAGTTTGTAACTTAATCTCTGGTTCATCTTGAATATAACGGGTCTCAATCGTCCCATGCAAGGTACCAACATCGTTATAGGCCGCATTAACTAGATAACCAGTTTGATTAAAGTTAGTGTCAATAGAGCCATCGGTGTTATAACGGTGCCAAATAAAGCCCTTATTATCAATATAAGCTGAAATGTTAGTGTTTCCCTCCCAAGCTTGTAAGATTAAGCGCTTAGTCTGGTTAACCGTAGTAAAGTTATTGCCATCTGGCGTCAATGCAACCGGCTTAATAGAGCTAGCGTCCTCTTTTGCCTTTTCAAGTGCGTCATTAATAGCACTTTGATAGCCTTTCATCCATGCTGGTGTTGCAACTGGTACCGTGACGTATTCACCAAACCCGACCGTGTTGCCATAAGGGTTAGCAAAGCTAATTGTCCGTTGAATGACTCGGCCACTGGCATCTAATGCCGGCTTGATTAACTTATCTTTAAACCTAATCGTGGCGCCTAATGGTGGATTAAAGTTGGGTGTTACATTCACCTCATAGTACGTCCGCGGGTGGTTGTATAACTGTAGCATTTCCTCAGCCCAGGATTTAAGACCAGCCGGGTCTTCAATTGAGTTAGCTGTAACAACCCCCTCATAGTACAAACCAGCTTGCCAGTCAGGGTTATATGCTCGGTTGGCTTCATCATCAACAATGTAGGGCTTACCATCATTGACTAGCGCAATTGTGTTACTGTTAGCACCATAAGGGATAAGCTTAGTGATTGGGTTTGACACCGTTGTTCGCTTTAAGCTAGTCATGTTCTTACCAAACACAGCCTCGTTATAGACTACATCATTGTTAAGCTGGTCAGTAATAACACATACCTTTTTCGTGATGTTGCCTTGACTATCAATCTCAACATAAGGGTCAATCTCAACATTGTAGGTTTGAATAAGTGTCTGAACTAGCGTGCTAGCCTTAGTTTTGCCATCAATAGTGATTGCTGGGGTCATCACATTAGTAGTCTGATAGTCTAGTTCCCAGCCAGTCGCGTTAAAGCACTGGTTAAAGGATGTTTGGATCGAGCTTGCACCAGCAGTAATTGCTACCGGATAATGATGAGCTAGTGTATACAGGCATAAGTTGGTAAAGTTAGCCGTTGTGACATGCTTAACAGCCGCAGTATTGTTCTCTTCTACGCTGTATATGCGCATGACGTACCAATGACCCGATAGCTCATCATAATAGGCGAGATTGTTACCGGCAACTACCTTGTCTGAATCAGACTGGCCTTGAAGCACGTCTAGTTGGCCTTGGTGGTCAAACTTTTTAGATTGCGCATTTAGGTTGATGGTGCCGTTAAAGTTATCTTGAGTCCCAACATTAACATCATCGTCATAACTGGTACTAGTTGTGTCAGCATCGGCTAGTTGCATCTTAATATTGTCATTAGAAAACTTAGTGGCTCCATCCACGGTCAGGGTACCAATCCGCTTTAAATTCGAATCTAGGATTAAATACTGGTTATTTAAAGCCATCTGTTAACCTCCTTATTTTAGTTATATAAAAAAGGCCACCCTTAATGGGAAGCTTTTAAGTGTTGCTAGAGTAATCTGGGTAGATATTTAAGGGCCATTTGAGCGTCATCTAAGTCACCAATCATAGATAGCCCATTAACTCCGGGTTTCAGCTTAGGAAAATCAGTTGACCATACCGGTGATACTAGCTTGCCATTAACAGTAATAGTATCTGTTTCACAATCCATCACAATTTCTTCACCAGCACCAGCAATATATGTTGGCTTAGTTGAATCAACCTTATTAACTTTCCAAATTTGTAGGTCAGTCATTGACATAAACGGGTTACGATAAGGTATTTTATAAGTGTCTTCACTAATCGGGTGTTTCAGAAATACGGAGCCAATCCCACCTAAAGCAGATTGGTACTTATTTTGAGTATCAACAAAGGTGCCATGAACCAACATATGGATATTGGGGTCAAGAAATGGCTGGCCTGTCTTAGTTGAATACTGAGTAATGCTCCACGTGAACACTTGACCACGCTTAGTAATATCAAGCATTAACCATGCACCAGCTAACGCTGAATCTTCTTCTTTATTAACTACCGTTGTATAGGTATCAACATTCTCTTTAACTGTCTTCTTAGTTACCTTGCCATTTTTACCTCTGCTTGTCTTGGTGACTGTTCTAGTGGTGGTGCCAGTCTTAATTTTAATCTTTTGGTCTGGCTGGTTGGTAAATGAACCAGATGGGCCAGAGCCATAATACAGGTCAGTGTATCGATCTCCATACTCTAAGGTTGAGCCGGGTTCACATATTTGTAACCTAGCCATAGGCTTAGCACCGTAGGCCATGTCACGCATACCAAAGCGGCCAATAGTATTACCGTTAGGGTCTAATAGTAAGACTTCAACACGCCCCATCGCGCGACCATTATGCGTACCACTATATTTAAATTGATGGATACCCGTTCGTACTCGCCAGTCAGTCAGTGAGTTTGTCATGCCAGTATAACGATAGGCGGGGCCATACCAGCGGTCTTCCCCGGTTGTGGGGATTGTACCAAAGTCATATCCAGCACTAGTTACAGCCGGTCGCATTACATTGGTCGCAGTCTTAATTTCACTGTGGCCTTGATACGTGTACGTTTCACCAGTCTTCATATTACTAATTGCGTTGGCATCATTTGTCCACATTGCCATAGTTCCTAGCGGGTCATCAACAACTTTAGTATAAGGTTGAACCGCAGTGGCTTGGTCTCCCGGTGACTCGGGTCCTAGACCAAACTGACCACCATTTAAACTAAAGCCAATATATTTTAAATCCCGCTTAGGGATGACCTGAATAACTGGCTCTGTTCGTGCAGTCCCATCAACAGTAATCGTGTTTAAGCCATTATTTAAAGGCTTCTCAACCTGTGGAAGGGTTGCCCGTGGGTCCGACTGCACAAAGGTAATGGTTAGTGTCATGTCATACATGCCCGTGTTAATTGGGGCCGGATCACTAATCGTGGTAATATGCCCCCAGTAAGTCACCTTAGGCTCGAAGCCAAAGATTAATGGGTACTCTTTACCATTATCGCTAGGGTCATCGCTTAATAGCAGACCACTTAAATTGTGCATTATCTGATTAAAGGCGTCTTGATTATCAGCACAGTAAATAGATACCGGTATACTAATCGTCCGACTAGTAAAGTCCGTGCCATTAAATTGATTTCCATACATGGCCGGTATATCAGTCACCTGTTCAGCCATAGCTGGCGCACTAGGTAATACCACGTTTCCCATTTCGACCTGTAAATCGTCCCGGCTATTTAAACCGGCATATTCAAAATCATCTCGTTGTAAGGTCACGATTTAACCTCCTTTTTAAGTTTAGCTATGTAAAAAGGGTGCCCATTTAAGGACTACCCTTTGATTGATGGCTTTAATAGCCCATCATTTGTGAATACTGTGAATTAGTCTTATTGTCAGATTTAATGGCATTAACCACGTCAGATTTAGCAATGACTGCTTGAACATTGCCCATGTTAGCTAGAATAGCTGACAAGGTGCTGACTACTTTCTTTAGCTCTTCAATACTTTCACTTGATTGGGTCGCAACCTGAGTGCTATTGTTGCCATTTACAACTTGACTAGCTTGGGCAATTAACTGGTTAGCCCGACTCTTGTTAGTCAATGGAAGCACCATTTCAGGCTTATTGTGTTCAGCAACCTCAATCAACCGGTTAGTGTTGATAATGCCACCGTTTTCATAGCCTTCGGGTCCACTAACACGAGCAAACGCACTAGGGCCTGAGCCATATTTAGCCTTCATATAATGAATACCAGCTAGTAAGTCATCATAACCATTAAGCGGGTTGTTATGACCAGGGAACTTGTAAGCCTCAAAGGTTGGTCTAATCGTCTGGACTAGCCCCATTGAAGGGATTCCCATTTTAGCGTTCGAGTCCCAATTATTAACCACGGTAGGGTCACCATTTGACTCACGTGCAATAACCTTCATCCAAGCTGAAACTTGACTAGCACTGGCCTCAAAGCCGTTCTTCTTTAACGCCTTGATAACATCTGGCTTCCAACGTTGAACCCCTGAACCACCGGGGTTACTACTACCGCCATCACCAAACTCATCGGCTAGCTTGCTGATAAACTTCCAAAAGCCTGAACCAACCTGCTTCTTAATGGTACCTAGCAAACCGCTAGACTTAGAAGACTTGCTTGAATCAGTGCTGTCTGATAAACCGGGTACTCGTCCATAGCCAGCAAACGTACCATAGCCACCGCCATGGACTTTACTGATACCCATACCATCTTTTTCATTTTCAGCTGAATAGAACTCGCCATTGCCGGTATAAACCCCAACGTGTTCCGAACCACCGGGGCCAAAGAAGACTAGGTCACCCGGTTTAGGATTGCTGACATGTTTAGACGCCTTATACTGCTCACCACTAGTCCGAGGGAAGCTAATTCCAAGCTTCTTTAGGGTGTACTCAACTAGGCCGGAACAGTCGAACGTACTAGGGCCCTCAGCACCGTAAACATACTTATTTGTGGCACCGTACTTCTCCATCGCATTAACTAGAGTAGAACTAGAAGCGCCACTATCTAGGCTGTCACTAACGCCACCCCATAAGGTTGACCACCATGTCTTAGCTTGCTTCTCAGTATTGTCAAATAGGCCTTTACCGATGTTGCTCATCACGCCTGAGACGCCCTTAGAAGACCAGCTAAACAGGTTCTCTAACGACTTAACCGGGTGAGCAATGATATTAGTGGCGGTATTAAAGAACTTCTCTAAACTGCCGACCTTTTTACCAACCCAGCTAGTTACACCTGAGATACCACTGGTAACACTATTCAGAATATCGCCAAAGAATCCAGTGCCTTTCGCGTACTTGGTAACTCCTTGCATTGCCATTACCATGGCTGTCTCACTGGCGCTCAATACTTCTGATCCAGCGGGTAACATCATTTTGGTGTTACGGCCTTGAACAATACCAGAGTCACCATTCGGTAGCATGACCATTTCTTTATTGCCGGTTTGTGGACTGTCATTACCATCATTTAACATTGCCATGGTAGGACGTGTAATTGGATTGCGTGACCCACTAAACATACCGGTACCTTCGGCAAACTTGACATGTCCCAAAGGATGAATGGTTTCTTTGTTTTTACTACCAAATGTATGAATGACGCTGTTAACTGCATTGATACCACCGTTGATAATATCAATGACATCATTCATACCATCTTTAGCAAAACCTTTAAGGTCTTTCCATAACCCTTTAAAGATGTTCTCAACACCAGTTCCTAGGCTTGACCAGCCACTCTTAAATGACTTTTTAAAGGTTGATAGCCAGCTACCCATCGACTTGCCGAACACTTTAGTATGTCTCAGGTCTTTGTTCCAGTAGCTATGCAGGTTTGACCGCATCTTATCCCAGTGCTTGTTCCATGAGTGTGACCAGTTCTTTTTCCAACCAGCCCACTTAGTACCCATCGAACTAAAAAACGATTTAGTAAGTTTAAATGACGTATTCCAATTTGTTTTTAGTGTTCGCCCGTTTCTAGACCAGTGGCTTGACCAACTCTTTTTCCAACTCGATTTCCATGTATCCCATTTCTTACCAAAAGAGCTAAAAAAGTTTCTGGTGTCTTTAATCGACCCATTCCAGTCGCGTTTAAGTGTTCTTCCCGTATCAGACCAATGCTTATTCCAAGTCTTCTTAAATGACTTTTTGAATGAATTGAAGCTACTACCAATGTTGTTAAACCACTTGCCAAATTTTGACTTTTTAAACGCCTTAGACGCATCGTTAACTTGTTTATCCATGGCCTTTTTCAAGCCCATTTTTTGAATATCCTTACTAAAACCTTTCGCCCATTTTTGAACGTTTTTACCAGTCTTAGTGTCCTTTAAGAACCAAGCTGATAACCCAGCAAACGGACTAACTAAACCAGCTAATATTTCAGATTTGTGTTTGGAAACAAATTTACCGGCGCCTTTGCCCCATTTACTAATGGTAGATCCAACACCAGCAAGCTTCTTACCAATTGACTTTTCCCAACCAAATTTGCCAGTAAACAGTTTTTTCATGGCAGTCCCCATACCATTAACTGCATCGCGGAACGGTTTGATGTGCTTATATGCTTCATAGAGGGCTACTCCAAGCGCAACTACTGCCGTGACGACTAGTCCAATTGGATTTGTCAGCATCAGTTTTCCTAATGATAAAAACGACTTACCAACCAGCTTGATGCCGCCAGCTAAGACACTAAAAGCTTTAGATGCACCCTTATAGGCGATTTTAGCCGTCCACTTCAAGCCGCGCCCCATCTTGCCACTTATCGATTTAGTATGTGTCCATAAATAACTGATTACGCTCTTAGCTTTAGTAGTAGTTACACTAGCAGCCATCTTGAGCCAATGGCCCATTCCGGTTCCTGTACTCTTGACAAAACTAGCAAACTTGGTTAATTCTCGTTCGCCTTCAACTCCATCCACCTTTGGCTTCAATACAATTCGACTAAGCTTTCCACCTAGTCCCTTTGCCAAATCTAGTCCACTGAAAGCTAGCTTTAATGCAGATATACCCTTACTTGCTACAAAGGCACTAGAAGCTAAACCAGCGAATACTTTAGGGTGTTTCTCAGCAAAGCCACCAATAATCTTCAAGATTGGCTCAATGTCTTTAAGGGATTGGACAAACACGTTGAAAGATGTCTTGGAAGCGGTCTTCATTGAACTAAAGAACGACTTTATTTCTTTTTTATGAGCAACGATGTTAGCGCCCATTTTATCAATGCCTTTTGCTAGGTTAGACAACATTTTATTGAGGCTATCACCAACATTAAAGTTTTTACCAGCAAACGCTTTAGTTATGTCATTAATCTGCAAGGCTAGTGCATTGCCAACATCTTTAAACTCAGATTTAGTGTCCTTATCACCAATCCATTTTGTAAATTGTCCCATTAATGGGGACTTCATATTGGCAATTGGCTTGTAAATGGCGTCTAATAACGCCGGCATTTGAGTCTTAATTGATCGTTCCATACCGGGTATGGTCTTCATCAAGTTCTCTGAAGCTTTGGCGTACTTACCACCAAGTGAGTTCATAACTTCTTCGGCATCTTTAGCACTAATCTTGCCTGCGCTCATTTGGTCGCGCAAGCTAGACATAGTTAGCTTACTGTTATGTTGTTGCTTTTTTTCAAACTCCAACATCTTTTCAGCGTACATTGGCAATTGGTCGTTAATCATGTTAAAGTCACCAAGTTGCATCTTGCCACTTGATAACATGTGAGTAAAGTTGGTGCCTAGTCGGGTAACATTCTCATCACTTAAGTTAAGAGTATCGCCCAACGTTAATATTGACTTAGTTAATTCTTTAGTTCGTGGTGCATTATCAAACACATGGTAAAATGACTGGTTAAGTTCATCAACCACATTGATATTTTGATTGAAAGCTGAAGCTAACCCATTACCAATGTCGACCATTTGCTTACCTTTTCCGTTTGAACCAGTTAAAGTAGTCCATGTAGCCGTCATTGTACGTTGCTTGTTATCATATTCTGTTACAGCACTATTAAGTTCACCAAAAGATGCCGTTATACTTGATAAAGCGTTGGTAATTCCGTTTGCAACTAGATGCGCGCCTAGAATTGTACCGAATAAATGAGATGTCTTCTTAGCTTTATCATCAATGCTATCAAGCTTAGAACGAACACCGTGCATAAATCCATGAGGTTCTTTTTCCATCGCTTTAAGTAGCTCGTTTTGGCTAGTCTTAGCTTTAGCCATGGCTGTTGCGGTCTCATTAACACGCACTTGCTGGCGTTTATAGGCGTCTGAGGTAGCTCCACTAGCCGTCTTAATGCGGTCTAGTTCGTTAGTTTGAGCCTTATATTGAGCCTCCATGTTGGAATAGGCCTGCTTTAAACCGCCTAAACGAGCTTTGTTAGCTTCTTCTTGCTTACCTTCGGATTCCAATCGCTCTACATAAGACTTGCTTAAAGCTGTGCTTTGCTTATAACCCTTTTGTAGGTCGGCTAGTCCAGAGTTGTAATACTGTAGCTTTGACTTGGCCCGGTCTAGCTGGCCACCCATACTGTCATATGACCGACTAGCCTTGTTAATCTGGTCAGACAGCTTTAGATAGGCTTCTTCACCATCTTTAGTGTTTCTGTTTAGGCCTGATTGACGAGACTTTAACTCATCAATTTTAGACTTTTGCATCTCCATTGATTTAGCTAGTCCGTCTACCCTAGCTGAGGCCGCCTTTTGATACTCTCCGGCTGATTTTAAAGCTGTCTCTTGGGCTTTCCAGCCACTAGTGTTGGCTTTAACCTCGGCTGTTAGTTGTTTGAGTGATTTAACGGCCTCAGCACTATCTAGACCAACCTTACTAGTCATCTCACGGCCAACTACTTTTTTAGCCATTTATTTTTAACCTCCTTTTAGGCACAAACGCTTATAAGCCATACGTTTGATTAATGGCTTCTAGTGGGTCGACTAACTCAGATCGGTCTTCCTTTTTACGAGCATTTAAAGCCGCCATGAAATCAAAAAAGGGGCTATCGCCAAATTCCTTGGTTGATATTCCCTCCAATAACAATTGTTTACCTAGCAAGCTAAAATCTTCTTGCTGATTTTTTAGTTTCATGACTTCTCGCTTAATTTTAACGTTACGTTTGTGCCGGTTTATTTTGACGACTTAGCATCTTCAATTGCCTTGCGTTGCTTTTGTTCAGACAATTTAATATCAGCGTCTGAAATACCGTTTAAGCGCATGATTAGGTAGCCGACACCTTCGCCAAACCGTTCAATTGAGATAGTGTCGTTAATCGTTTCCATCTGCTTGTCAGTGTAGCTCATCACGCGTTGCACAAAGTCGGCCATATCGTCCTGCAATTCTAGGCCGTTTTTCATTGCATCTAGTTCAGTAACTTCTTTTTCAGTGTCTTGTGATTCCAACATACCAATTTGAACCTTAGTAGCTAATCGAATGATATTGTTGGTTGGTGTTACATCAGCTGTCTTGTTGATTTTAAAGTAATTTTTAGCATTAATTTTCATAGTATTTTGTACCCCTTTGTTTAAATTCGTATGTAAAAAGGCCCCAATTATGGGAGCCTTAAACAGCGCTACTCGCCAGTCGTACCGCCAGTTGTGCCACTAGTTGACTTGGTATAGCCACCAAACGTTTCAGCCATAAGTTTATCCAGGTCAAAGTTAGTATCAGTCGACTTGGCAATCATGTAAGGCTGTTGCACCCCATTAGCGGCTAAGAAAATGTTAGGCTTTAACGGCGTTAAAACAGTACCATTTAAGGCAGTTGAGTAAGCCGCTTCACTGTTGGTATCAGTACTGTTGTTAGATGCTTCTTCAACGAATTCGATATTGTTAAAGCATTCGTAAATCGAAATGTCGCCATCTAATGACTGTGATTCAGCAATCATGGCAACGTGAGGCTTAGGTAATTGGCGTACCCAGGCACCTGTATTGGTGTTTTGTGTGAACCCCTTTAGCATCTGGTTAATCTTGAAGTCCAAATCTAAGGCGGTTAAAGCCAACGTGGGCATAGACTTACCATAAGCTGTTCGTTTGATTTGTCCATTCCCCCAACCAGGCGTCCCGGCCGCTTCAATAGCAGTCACATTGATTTGACTGAAACCTTCGCCATTGTGATCGGCAACATAGATTCCATCAGTAGATAGACCTTTGGTAGCGTCTTTAATTAAGTCGCCGTTATCGTCTAGCAAAGCAAAAGTTGCTTTGACAATGTTGTGTTTTGACATTTTATAAATCTCTCCTTTAAATCATTTCATTTTTAGTTACATAAATTGTTTTGGTTATCTGGTTCGTATCCGGGTCAGTCGTGTGATGCTGACTAGATACAATTAACCAGCCAGCCTGTTTAAAGCTTTTCATCAAAGCTATTTCGACTTCTAGTGGGTTAAAGTCGTTCTCTAAATCAACCTTATAGAAGATTTGAATTTCAACACCCATGGATAGACCTTTAAACGTGCTGTTAGCAAGATAGGCCGGGCTTGAATCGGTCTCTTGTAATAGCATGACTGTTAAATCGGTGTTGTCTGGTTCTTCATTAGGTATCGCATTAAGGTAGACTTTATCAACCCACGTTAAATTGAGGGCGTTAACTAGGCTGGCTAACTGTGACACTGGTAATAGCATTAGTCATCGTCCCCCTTCTTATATTCATTTAGCATGGCGTTAAAGACATCATCTTGTGAGTCGGCTAGGTTCTGGTCGACAAAGTGGTCAGCTTTAATGTGTTTAGTCCCATCATTTAGCCTCATTGCGTTCATGTCATGATACTTATTAGTCCAACCGACAATTGAAGAGCCATCATGTTCACCGTCTATATCGTTGCTGTTATAGCTTATGTTGTCAGCCATGTGTCCATACTTCTCATCTTTATGTGAGCTGTAGTGTTTCTTTCTCGTGGCTTCGGTTAAGTTATCAGCTAGCTTCTTAGCACCGGCTGCGGTTATTTTCTCTTGTTCAGCCTCATCAGGGACTAGTTTGTGAACATCTTTAAGCCAGCTTTCTAGTTGGTCAGCCATATCATTGTTTGCCATAGCTAGGCCCCCTTAGTAACTAGTTTCAAAGTAAGGTAGTCATAGGCTAGATAGCTATTTGAATCGTCCATACTGTCGTTAACTACACTGTATAGGTTGCCTTGATACTGGCATTTAATGCCCTCTTTAACGGTGCTGTTATGACGTATGACGACCACGACTTCATCTAATTGTTCAGCCGTTAGTTGGTAGCTACTAGCAATGCTCCTCGTATAGGGGGCACACCACAGGCTAGCTGTGACGACAAACGTCTGCTTACTAGTGCCATTAATCGGGTTCTGAACCGTCTTAGTGGTGCCAATTTGAATTTTTCTATTAAAACTAGCCGGCGTAAGCTTATTTAGGGCCATCGTTATCAGCCCCCTTGGTTAAACAGATTGCGTCTAAATGGTCAAGCATTAATAGGACCCCTTTAGGCTGCCCATTGGTTAGGTTACGGTCGTAATAAAGCGCCTGAGCCAACGTTACAATAGCCCGCAGGTATAAAGGACTGTCTGCAATGTCTGGGTAATCAGAATACTCAATGCTATCATTTACAATCAACTGACTAGATACTAACAAGCTAGTTATTGTGGCTAATTCCTCATCAGTTTGATCAATATGCAACTCATCGCATACCTGCTTAGCCAGCGTTTCATCAATTGTAATTTAAATAACCCCCTTTAATGGCCGCCTGGTTTATTACCATATTGTGTATTTATTGGCGGCAGGTTGCGTGTTACTTGCCATCACCAGTGGTCGACCCTGAAGTAGTTCCAGTCGTGCCTTTAATGTTGATAATTAAATCCTTACGGGCTTGAACAACATCTTCACGCAAGTAAATTCCTAATTGCTGATACCAAACATCGTAGGTATCCATGAACTTACCCGTGATTTCGTTGTTTTTGAAGTTAATAACGGCCTTTTGCAACGGCGCAATAATGATATTCACATCACCAGCCTTAGCGCTCGGGAACAACGTGTCGTCAATTACGATGACTGTTTTACCAAGAATCGTGCTACCAGTCCCCTTAGTCAAATCAGGTTGAACTAATGGGCGCCCTTGAGTATCTTTTAATTGGTCCAAAGTGTTAAATGCAGATTGAGACAAGACAATTGAAGCAGCTGCACTATCGTTAGGCTTCAACGTCATGTTAAGTGCCGTCTTGATAGCTGCAACTAAATCAGTTGCTTCCACGGCAGTAACACCATCAGTCAATGCTTTGATAATCAAGTCATCATTAGTGTTATCACGCAATGTAATCAAGCTTTGAGCCAGTTCAGATTGCCAATCATAGTCGGAATCGCTGAGCAAATCCTGTGAGTACACATAAGCACCCGTATAAGTTTGCAAATCCCAATTGATTGGAACGATAGTAGGCTTTTTACCCGGTACAGTCGTTCCATATTCGGCATGTGCTGCTAGTTTTTCATCCGTATCCCACATTACTGGCAACTTACCAGTAGTGTGCTTGACTGATACAGTCCGAACTAAACTACCTAAACGTGGGAACTGGTGTGTTTCATGTTCCACATTTAGAATATCTTGTGGGATAAGTACAGACCCATCAGATAAACCAATGCCACCGGTCACATCACGTGTCGTTTTTCCTTCTTTTAACACGGAAAGCATGTCACGCTTGTGAATTTCTAGTTCCTTGTCCTTGTTTAACGTTTTCACTTTTCCTGACCCTCTTTTATTTTTAGTTTTAGTTTTTGAGTCTTCCTCGAGTTCTGAATCATCAGAACTATCATCATCTGAGCCACCATCGTCGTTATCATCAGGATCATCATCCCGTTTAGCACTTTTAGTCTGCTTTTTAGTGGAATCAGTAGTGCTTTCATCATCGTCTTCGGTGTTATCACCATCTTCTTTATCTGAATCACCCTTAGAATCCGTCTTAGAAGCACGATTTTCTTCATCATTTAGCAATTTTAAAGTTTCAATTTTTTCACGCAGACCGTCACTTTTACTACGTAATTCTTTCACTTCATCGACGCTACGCTTGATTTCGCCAATGTCACTGTCTTCCTTGTCTAAAAGCGATCGTGAAGCAACCGTTTTAGCCTTTAACTCGGCTTCATTTTTTGCTAATTCTTCTTGCAAAGTTTCGATTTTCAAGTAATGTCACTCCTTTTCTAATAAGTCCAACAAAAAACCGGCCTTGAGCCGGTATTGTTGATCATCGTTAAATTGTTTAAGCCCTCGTGATACCGATACTGAGGTTTGCGTATAAGCAGGCAATGCTGTAATACTAATTTCAACTAACTGGTCAATTTGATTAACGGTATGAATAACATTGTCGTTATTATCAAATTCCCAGTCGTCATCAGCAATCGTGAAGCCAAACGAGCAGCCTTTTAAGTTCCCATTCTTGATGTTTTCATAAACATCTCGTCCTAACGTCGTGTTCGGCATGTTCAATGTGAATAAAACACCGTTCTGATCAACCTTTAATTCTAGTGAGCCACTATCGACCCGCCCTAGAATGTTGTCTAAGTTGTGGTCATACAGCGCAATGACACTGTTCATATTGACACCGTTGAAAGCGTCTGGACTGATATACTCGGTAAAGCCCATGTCTTCACTGGGTTTGCCAAATACTACTGCATAACCGCTTACTTGGCCAATTGCTGTGGTATCATCACTTGACAAATCACGAGTTTTTAAGTCTTGAATGTAAATGCTGCGAACATTTTCATCCTTATGAATCTTGGTTGCCGATAATTCCATTACTTATCACCCCCTTCTCGGCAAGCAATGTCTTAACTTCATCAGCATTGAACACAGGATTCGTTCCCGTATTGAGCTTTGAAATCATATCAATGATTTGACTACCATCTACATCCGTACTGTCACGAACATTCAATTTCAAATCAGGTAGATTTAGCTTAAATGCCAATTCCGAAATCATTGGATTAATATACCGGTTCAATGAACTGGCGTAAAACGACATAATTTGCTGACTATTGCTTTGTGCATCTGCTTTTGTGCGGTTCAAATATGAACTAGGAACACCAAACGCTTCAGCAACCCGATCAGCAGACCAGTCTAAGTTGTTCAAGAACTTAGCTACATCGGCATTAATCTGAATCGTACTAAGCTGAGCTGACTGGTCCATCACGATGGTTTTACCAGCATTGTCACCAGTGTTTTGTTCAATAAAACTGTTTCTAATAGCGTCTTTTGCTTCTTTATCAAGCTTGCCATCTGGGACGTTAATGATTGTACTAGGATTAATGCCATTAATAAGGGTCGATAGTGTCAACCTATTGGCGTTTTCACTGACTTCAACTGGATAAACTAGACTATCTAGGGGTGATATTCCCATAAACTCTTGTCCGCCAACAATTTCACCTGTCGGCATCAATCTGATATGAATCATTTCAGAATTATCTGCCACTACGGTACCACGATCATCGGTAAAATTAATTTCATAACTAATATTTTCAAGACCATCTGCTAAATTGACGTTAACCTGCGATGTTGGAATTTGTTCTAACCATTGCGCAGGCCCTGAATTGCCATGAATTAGCAAATAACTATTACCAGTTAACAAGGCTTGAATCAAGCTAGACTGCCAAAATGAATATCCGTTAATCAATTTACTTGGCCTTTTTAGTAAACGGTCATATTGGCCAGTATTCTGAAATGCACAACTGGCAATATCGCTTGAAATTAAATTAATCATGGCAAAAATATCGACATTTTGAAGTGCTCGGCGTGCATCCACAAAGTTGTGTGGAACAACTTTACCGTTGCTAACACTGAAACTAGGCACGTAGCCTTTACTGCCTAAAAATTGTGAACGTTTTTCAAACATTTCAAATGGTTTATAAATACTAATAACTATTCACCTCATTTCTGTTGAGGACTATCATATCCCAAGACTAATGCCACTAATATCAGTGCAATTCCAAGAACCACGCAACCCAAAACAAGATTAAACAAAAAGGAACCTATCACAATTGATAAGAAGCCTAAACAAATAAAAATGAATGGTGCAAGGGCTACTAACTTGTTAAACTTCATATTCTAACCTCACTAAAAACTAAAATCACTTTTGAAGTAATCGTTAACTTCATCTGGTTTCATATTTGCAAACGGGTGTTTAGCACTGTCTTCTAATTCACGCCGATTTGGACTAGTATACCAATATTGAGCTTCACTAATGGCATCAATAATCGCGTCAACACAGTCAATTTTGGCTGAATGCACCGCTTTATCAATCTTCACACCGTAATTATTACTAGTAAGCACCGCGTTAGTCAGACTATATTTTAGAATTGGGTCATCATACATGGTAATTAAACCGCGAATAAACTGTTTTTGTAGCAACCTTGTTGGCTCATCTAACGATAAAGATCCTTGTTTCAACGTTATAAATGGTATTTCTGGATGGTTATTATTCATCCATTCCACCATTGGACTAGCTAAATGAACGTCGTACACAAAGGCTTTGACGTTCAAACGATGTTCTTCAATAAAATCTAGGAACCAATCACCAATAATCTGTTCATCAATCAGTCCATCTGTATTTCTAGCAACGTCCGCATATCCCTTAGCTTCCGCATCGCTGTAATTAATGCCATCATGTTTAGACTTCAGCATGACGTTCTGCTGTGAGTGCGCGGTTGGCACAAACGAATGTTGGTAAACAAACATCATTTGACGTTCTTTTTTGAAATACGGGAAAATGAAAGCCAACGATGAATCATCATCAAGTCGTGACATATCCAAACCAACATAGACGTCACGGCCGTCAATTGCGAATGAATCGTTGGTCACTACTGACTTTTGAATGTCATCTAGTTGCAAATACTTATCTTTTGAGACCGCCAACCACATGTTTAAGTTACGATTCTGAAACCAAGCAACGTTGCCAGCACTTTCCCGCTTATCCTTTTCATCAAGTAAGCCTTTTAGCAACCGATCGCGCATCTCAGTTAGACCAAGTAGCGGGTTCGACTTTTCCCAAGTATCTGGGCGATCCGTTTCATCAATTGAGTCTTGCTCCCAGCAAAGGAATAGGCTAGTTTCAGACTTGCGCTCGTCATCCTTTTCAATAACGTGTGTCAGTCGCTGATAATCATGAAACATCGGTACATTGCTATTTTCGTATGCCGTTGAAATTGCAATTAATTGCTTATTAGTTTGATGAATTTGGCCAGATGATAACTTGCTTAGAACATCGTCATCATAAGCAGCATCTCCATATTCATCCAATACAGCCGTATTGCAATGATAGCTATCCCACTTGCCGGAATTGGCCGTTAACCGCAGAATCTGATTGCGCGACTTAAAGCTTTGAATCAGATCAGCCGAAGCATTAATCTCTTTTGCCTTAATTCGCTTTCTAAAATACGGTTGGCTTTCAGCAAGGTAATCAATGGTACTGCCTAAATAACGGAATCCCTTCTTACTAATTTGTTCGGTCGTCCCAGAATAAGCAAAGTCCAGATTCTTGCGACTACCGGCTTCGATTAAATAGCCATAAGTTAGCAGAATATTCATTAGATATGTCTTTCCGTTGGTCCGTGCCACTGAAATTAGTGCGTAGGTAAAGCGCTTCTCACCACTCTCGTTCCGCCATCCTTGCAGCAAACACAAAATAGCTTGCTGCCAAACCATTAATGGCATGGGCTTGCCAGATTCTACGTCAGGGCAAACCTTGGCATAATCAAGAATATGGTGACATTGTTTCAAATCGTACTCGTAATTGAACGCATCGTCATAGAAGCTCCGTTTCAAGTCATTCAGATGGCGAAACAAGGCCAATTTCATCTTTAATCCTGCCATCTGCTTGCCACTTAATACTAGATAAGCATAGGCAGTAGCTGGGTCACGGTAAGCCTTCCAGATTTCGTCAAAATAGCCTTCGTTATCTAATTTCCGAAATACAGAATCAACTTCCACTCCTCGTTGGCTAAAATCAAACTGCTGCACTTTAGAACTCGCCATCATCGTCACCTCCAAACGGGCTATCTTCGTCATCATCATCAGGGTCACCAAGCTTTAATAGCTCAGCACGACTTTGCGGGGTCAACCCAAGCTCTGAACTTATCGCCCGAATATTCTTTGTTGCCTTATCTAGGCTGTCAACTGCAGGATTTTTCTTGATAGCCTTCAATTCTTTATGAATTACTTTGCCCTTGCTATCGGTGGAATAGTCAAACACTTCAAACTGGGCACCGTGTTCGTTAATGCTCTTGGCACTACTTCGCAGTACAAAATAGTTATCACATAACGCTTCAACCAGTGTTTTATCCATCTCGTTAGCAAAAGAATTGTCTTTTAACATTGGAACGATTCGCCGCCACATATATCGGGCAATCCCCTCCATATATTTAGGTGGCTCGTCAGGCAAATCTTTAATTTTCAATCAAACCACCTCCATTAATTAGTTAGGGTGCATATAGCAACCACTTTTTAGTGATTTTATGTATGTAAAATACCTTAACGTTGCCATTTAGCGGCTAGCTAAGGCACCTCAAAAAAAGTTTTGAAAATTGCTCGCGTAAAAAGAACGCCACCATATTGTGGTTGCTCTTCGCCCGAACGCCGGTGGGGGGGCTTTTAAATAGTGCAAAGTTAAATCAGACCTAACATTGACTTTGCCTTAGCTAAATCACTTAAAGCATGTCGGTCATTAAAGTTAGCTTGTTTGAACTCACCATTAACCACGACCACTTTGCTAGTATCAATTGAAGGGTTGGCTTTAATGAACCGTTCTCTAGCTTTCCTAATGGTAGCTTGTTCGTCCTCATGTTCTATGTCAATCCAACCTGCTAGTACCCAGTAGCCGTCTAGTGTGTGTGATACTTTCATTTTATCTACCTGCTTTCTTTTTAGCTCGTTCACTATTTAATCTTCTCCTTGATGGCCTTTATCCACCAGTCTCGGGTAATGTGTTTTAGCTTATTGTTTCCGTTAGGCCGGCTCTTAATTGACTCCTCTAATTGCGTTTTAATATTGTGGCATCTGTAGCACAGCGTCCACAAATTGTCTTGGCTAAGTCGTTCCTCATTGCTGACTTTCAACGGATGAATGTGATCTACAATCTTACGGTCAGCTACTGCATTACCACACACTTGGCACGTCGCCATATCACGGCTATAAACGTAATCTCTGACATTTTGCCATTGCTTAGTGTGATAGAACGTGTTAGCTTCTGGGTCACGTCTAACATGATTATAATAAGCCTGATGGTCTCTGCGTACTTGCTTACCCGTATCTGTTTGGCTTTGATGGTTTAAGCTAGCCTTGTAATCAGCCTTACGTTGTTCGTTCATCGCTTCGTGTTTATCACAGAACGATTGGTCCTTTGGAACTACCTTGTTACAACCGCCCCAATTGCAATGCTTCATCAACGTCATAGCATGTTGCACCTCCTTATTTTTATTCAAACTAAAAGCGCCATGCTGTTTAGCACGACGCTTCATCCATTTATCTAAGTGGGCATCCATCTCCGCTTCTTGTTGCGTGACGTAGCCATATTTTGTATTAATCATCTTTGGCATAAGGTACCTCGTCATCAATTAGCTTAGCAAGCTGTCTCAACTCATCAAAGCTAATTGACATCGCCACACTGTCACCACTAACATCATCGGTAGCCAATAAGAAACCACTTGATGAATTAATTGCCAGGCTTAGTTCCTCACCAAAGCCATCTTGATAATTAAAGCTTTTTAGCATTGCGTTGCCTCCTAATCGTATGTATCAAAAAAACCCAGTGATTAGCTGGGCTTACTGAGCTGTATAACAATATCGCCGGTAGGCCTCGAACCTACATCCCATTGTGGCTTACCAATTAGCCCACAGCGACTACCAATCTGTAATTTGGAGGATTACTTCATGCACGTCAATCACATTTGGCATACTACCAATTTAGCACGATTTCAAGCCCATTTTTTCCAACTTTTTTCCAACTAGCCAAAATCAGATACATCATACAAGTTAAGCTCACTTGCTACTTTGGCAATAAACTTATCAACTAGATAATAAGCTTTGCTCTTGCTAACAAATATCATCCCATTAGTTACTAGGCTTTCAACCGAGTAACGCTGGCGTTTTCTAAAATACAGTTCGCATATCAGTGTTTCGGTATCTTCACCGCATTCGTCCAAACACTGATCAATTACATCTCTCCGATGCTGGAATGCTCGAATCGTTTCACTATCAGCCACCGAGATAGCAGCATACTCAGTTGGAGCACTCTTCTTATATTGAGCACGACCACCACCAACGTTTTCGTCAGGTTCTTGATACGGGTACATGATATTTAGCTCCTCACGAGCAATCAGGCCATCAATTAGCGGATATTCGCGTAGGTACTTCTCAACCATTTTCTTCGTCGTTCTTTCCAAGCCAGCCACTCCTCTGTGATATAATTAACTGTCAGGTTAATTATCATAAATGTCAGTGGTCGCCTTAGTAGGCGGCTTTTTGTTTACTCTCGCGATCACTCAACTCGATAATGTCAGCAATGAAGTCCTGGCCAATTTGTGCCTGTTGCTCAGTTGTTAGCGCCGCGTTCATTTCAAGGTTGGCAACCGTGGCTTTCTCCCTGATTGCTTTGGCGTATTCGATGTCAGTCATTTGTGTTCCTCCCATAAATGCAAGTCATACATAAAAGTTTCAAATCTGGCCTTATTGAATTGATAAAGTTTCTCATCTGATCCATAAGGTCGCTCGATTACTAAACGATCATCCTTAATTCCAAGGTAGCCATTATTATCAAGCTTCTTATCATAATATTCATAGTAATCATTTCCGAGTCCGGTCACATCATGATAATTCAGCGTTTTCCACGCTTGCTTCCCTGCATCTTCAAAAATACGAATGAGTTTTGGAGTAATATCAAATTCTGACCGTTTTGAAAACAAGCTAATATTATGTGCTTTGACAGCAATATTTAATTCATCAACTTGAACTACATTCATTTTTCTTCCTCCACCTGATAATTGCCATAAATTAGTGCCAACATTACCTGTGCTTCTTTGAAACTATATAAGAAGTCATCATCTCGCCATTCCCTGAAGCTGTCACTAACTGGCAGCCAATCCATAAATTGTTCACATTCTTCTTTACACTTTTTTTCATCTCCGGCAAAGATAAATTCCAACGCCCCTTGGAAAGTCAGGCCGTTTTCCATTTCTTCCGCAAAATACTCAATTCTTTCAACGACTGGTTTAGGAAAAATGATTTTGGGTGGCACACACTTTCCGTCTTTAACTGACCAACCGTAAATACTTTTAGCCATTTTTGCAAAATGAGTAGTCACGTCTTTATCAATATTTTCTATTTCACGATTCATTTGTCCGCCTCCAATAGTTCCGGGTTAGCGTGAACGTTGCCAATAACTTCAAATTGATTGCCAAAAGAGTCATACAGGCATGGTTCAAGTACATGTGCCCCTACTGGTTTTAAAAACACGCCTGGTCGCCCAAGCGAATCTTCTGAAACAATTTCATTAACAGTTGGTTCCATTGTTAATTCACTCGTATCTGACCACGCATTTACAATATCGCCAATATAAATATCCTTGCCGTTCACATCTTTCAGGCCGGTAAATTGTTCAACAGCATACCGTTCATTATCTAAGAAATCGCCAAAGCAAGACTCATCATATTCAGCATTTTCACCATCATCATATTTTACGAATCCGCTCAACGTGTCATACGCATCCTGCACATTGTAAAGATAGATTTCGTTTCCCTTGTCCCACGCTCTAAATTTAATCATCGTCGCCATCTCCAATCATCTCCTAGAACTCGATAGTTCCAGCGCTATCACAATCCATGCCACAACACTGATAAAAGTAACCCCATGCCAGAATCCGTCTAAAAAGTTTCCGACGATCGTGACTAAAATGAATAAGGCTATCATGCCAAGTCCAATTTTATTTCTAGTGCTCATTTTCAATCCTCTCCTAACGCCCACTTATTAATGTTGTACAGCTCACATTCCTTGGCCAATTACTTGCTATCTAATGTTTTAGCTTTATTCTCCTCGGCGTGTTGCTTCATGCGCCGGTGCTTCCGTTTAATCGTGGAACGCTTCTTAGTGTGTTTAGGCATAGCTCACAATCCTTCCGGTAATCGCTCTTTAATGTATGCATCAAACTGCCGTTCAATTTTTTGGCTCTCTCTAGCTAACTGATCCACTGTTGTAATGCGTTCATTACCGGTCCGGATTAAATACCCACGAAGCCAGTGCAATGCGTCCTCGACATTCTTACAATGCGCTAGGGGTGCTTCTATCGGCCGATTAATACCAGATTTCTCATCGTAGCTAGTCACTGGGTGCCCCTGACTGTCTACTGACATCTTGTTAACCTTAACTTCGTATTTGTCACTAGTCAGATGATACTGTCCAATTTTCATATCAATCATGATTATTCGTCCTCCATAATGTAGTATTTGTTTTCGTCAATCGCACGAATACGCCTATCAATCCAACTGTTACTCCGTTTTAGCTCCCGAGACGTCCTAGTTTTACCATGCTTGCCTTCCATGACTAATTTAATGGCGTTATACTGGGTGCGTGTAATCTCCGTGTAATCGCCTGATACGGCCTTAATTCCAGGCATCTTATGCAAGTTAGTTAGTTTGCTCTCAGGCACGTTGTCCATGCTGCCATATCTCGCTTCTAGCTTATGAATTACTTCTAGTTCTTTAGGCCAATTTTTGCTCGCCATAGGCTAACCTCCTTTTGATTCTAATTTAGCCAAACGATCGGCTAAACGTTTGCGATCATCGTCACTAATGTGATTACTTGTTCCATGATTAGCATTATGTTGTGACTTTTGGTCTTTAACCCATTGAGGAATGATTTCTTTACGAGTGTTCTTTTGATAGCCTCGGTTTTGTGGCTTAGGTGTCAAATCTAATTCATCATCAAAGCGTCCATTAAACCAAGTTACGCCATTTAATGGGTGATACCAGTTAGAGTTAAGCTTGATATACTGCTTATAGCGGTCTAACTTGTTAAACAGATATTCATTCGTGTGATCAACTGATTTTTTTCGCCAAGCCTTGTAATGATTGAAAGCTTGTCCCTTGCCTTTTTTGTTTGGGTAGGCTTGCCAAATTTCTTCAAAATCTTTTTCAAGTTGCACAAGCGGTGTTGCGCTAGCCACATTTATATCTTTACTATCCTTACCTAACCTATCCTTACCTAACCTAACCTGTGGTGACGGTTCGTCCACGACACGTCCACGACGCGTATACGCCCCGTTACTATCTTCTACTAACTCCTGTTTTTCATCACCATAGATAGTTGAATTATAAGTGTCTTTACGAATGTAATTGTGAATTTTCCAGTCTTTGATCACAACCACACCAGACTCAAAAGAAAATATAAATTGCTTTGCCAACAATATTTTTAAATCGTCTTCACTAGCACCAGTCATGCGTTTAATAGTCTTAGCGTTAGCAACAAATCCGTCATCATCAGCGTGCATATTCAAATGAAAATATAGTGCTTGCGACGATAACGGCATTTCTAAAAACAAGTCCGTGTCAGTTATTTTTTTGCTAAACATTCTTCGTTGTGCCATGTTTCCTCCAATCATGGGCATTCCACCCACCCGGTGTATTAGTCACTGCTGTATTTACCTTTCAAGCCAATTCGTTTTAATGTTTCTTTATCTAGTTTTATGCCATCTACTGGAACGTGGTATTTTGCACTAAATGCCACGGAGCCAATTTGCTCAATCTCGCTGTGATGGACTCGACACAATGCCATAACGTGCCGTTTGGTGTGGTCAACGTGTGTTCTGTTCAAGCCAGATCCGATAACGTCTACATGATGGATATCAGCACGATTACCGCAAATCATGCAAACTCGGTGGCGGCAACATTGAAACAGATAATATTCTTGTTCACGCGGCAATAGCTGATAGCCTTCCTTGAACGGCACGTGCCACTCAAACATGAAGTCGATGACTAGGTCAAGTAACTGGTTAGCGTCGCTCACAGACGATTCTGTGGTGTCTGACAGGCTAATCTGTTTGCCAAACGTATATGACTCATATTGCAAATAAAACAAGTTTTTCAAGAAGTCTGTCGGCATACCTGACCACGTATAGATGTCACTAAGCAACGCGAAGAACAAGCGTCGCTGTTGTGGCCTAGCTTTACGTGTGTCAGCTATTTCCCAATCCACATAAAATTGGCTGTGGGAGCCGCTAACGGTCTCTATATGGTCTAAATTAGGTTTCTTATCTAACCGTGTAACCAAATAGTATTGGCCATCCTGCTCAATTAACTGCGCTCGTGACTGTTGCATCTAGTCACCCCAATGTTTGGAAGCTTTGTTTAATAACCAGTTTAAATTAGAAGGGCGATCCGTCTGGAATTGGGGGAAAACCACCGCCATGGTAACTATTAGCTGATTGACTACTATATCCTGGGGCTTGCGCATTACCAGTATTACTGCTTGTCGGTGCATTGAATCCACTAGACTGTTGATGATTAGTCGCTGATCCCAAGCCACCACTAGCGCTTTGACGATTACCAAATCCACCGTTACCTGTATTACCACTACCTGCTGGTCGCTTAATCCCATTTGGTTTACTACCATCTTGCATGAATGGTTCGTAACTTTTAACCGCTAAATACGTTTTTCCATTTGAACCAGTATCCCAATCAACGGTGATTGCTAACTGATGCCCCACTGCTTGGCTGACAAACTGTTCAATTGAATCAAATGCCGTGCCATTACTTGCACCTAAAGCGACTGCAATGGTGTTAAAACGTTTGGCAGACAACTTAGCTTTATCTTCAGAAGTGCTATCCCAAACTTCGTTGTCAAAACGAATCAGGCCACCTTTATATGGGCCGTCTAAGACCTCATAGTCAAATATTGCCATGGGTTTGCCGGCCTCTTTAGTGGTCGTGTATTGTGAACTGGAAGCAATTGCCACATTGTATTTACCTGCTTCTTCGACTGTTTGACCAAAAGTATTACTTGAATCTACTGTAAAAAGTGCCATTTTATTTTGCTCCTTTAGTTGTTTGAATTAGTTCATTTGCTTTAATCAATTTGCGATTATCAATTCGGTTTTTGGCGTGATTACCTTTTTCGGGATCTAAATCAATCATGCGTTCACCGCCTGTCAAGTAGATACGACCAACGAGGTCAAACATACTAGTAAACGCATTGAACGTCTTTTCATTCATGTCAGCTTGGTATCTGCCTTCACCACTAATACCTGAGGAACCATTATCAAGTTGATGAGCAGTGGCATATACAGACTTGCCACTTTCTTTCAAAATTGTACCGAGATCTCTAAACCACAATTGTAATTTTTGATAATTCTGACGATTGTCCTTAGCAGCATTATCAATATTTTCTAATACCAAGTTTTGAAGTGCTGTGATATTGTCTAATACAATTACCCGATACTTAGCATCTTGAATTCCCTGCATGACATATTGCTCAACCATTGCCTGGATATTTGGCATATCACGATGCTCAAATATGATAACGTCAACGTCCTTATCACCTATCAAGACATTGCTTGACATGTCGAAGCTGAACAACAACTTGTGTCCTACAAATTGTTTCACTACACTGGTCTTACCGGTACCGCCATCACCGTATATGAAATACATATTCGGTATCACTGGAATGTTGCCATCCACATAAAACTTCATTTTGCCCCCTACAAACTAAACTTAACGGATTCACTGGCTGGCTTCTCAGTTACACCATCAACAATTTGTCCATCTTCAAGTACGAATTTTCCATTAATAATTGTTCCGGACTTCTTTAAGTCAGTTTTTTTGATGGTTTCCTTGGTTTTAATAAGCTCTTTAATTCCTTGGTCACGTAATGACTTTAGCACCGTTGCTTCATCATAATTCAGCCCAGATGGCGTCTTACGGGTAGTGACTTTACCATGTGGAGTATCAATTTTGAATTTACTATCATGCTGACGTTCACGATAAAGATAGTCCTTTAGTAATCCATGGAAATATTCTCGACTAGATTCATTTTCAGTAAGTTTCCGATCTCGCCAAGCAATTGTTTGATCAATGTCTGCTTGTGCCGCTTCTTGGACTTCCTGATCATGCTTTTCAATTGCTTGTAGCTTACGCATTGCCCAGTCAGCAGACTGTAGCGAGTTAATTTGAAAGCCTTCCTGTTCACGATCATTAACCGTTTTTAGTTCTTCCTTAAGTAATTCATTGATCATCAATTCAACCCCCGTAATTCGTTCAATTCTGTTTCACTCTTATCCAACATCTTGTACAATTTGGTTAGTGATTCGCCATCACTGATCCAAATACTGTTGATAACGTGCTTTAGAAATTTGATGTGATTGTTAACGATTTTGTCCATAACTACCGTCCTCTCTTTCTCAGCACTTGCAAACATTTCTGGTTAGCGATAATATATACGCATACCTTGAATTGTTTTCTTGCTCCCTACTCTTGTAATCCACTCCAGTAGGGAGTATTTTTGTCTTTTAGCTTGCAAACGAGACCGCTTTGGAATAAAGTAAGTGTTGGTACTAATCATCTCTTCCATTAGCCCATCGTTAGCCGTTACTAGCGATGGCTTTTTTTGCGCTCGTTTCCACTCGTGGAGTGGTAAAATTGATACTTTTTGCATGATCATTCCTCCTACTTGAGCACTTGAATACCATTGGTAATAATCTCGAATTGCTGTCCATTTTGTTCAACTACAGCCACATCTTTTTGAGTGCGCAATGTGAAAGGAATTTTTTAATATCCACTACTTTGCCAACGCCGGCTTCTCGTATTAATTGGCCGCAACTATACTCAGCCTTGTAACTCACTCGATCACCTACATGAACTTTCATGGTTATTCCTCCTGATACATTGGTGGTAATGTAAACGTCCATCCATCGTCATTTTCTTCATCTGGCTCGCAAACATTAATATCGTGTTCTTGCAATTCACCAATAAATTCTTCTGAATAGCCAAAGCACGGGCGCCGCTTAATGATCCCGTCTGTATCGTACGTGATAGCGTTAATCAGCTCACGTTCATCTGCACGAATTGCGTTATACTTACGTGCTCTTAACGCGTGTTCAATGTCTTCTTCATACATACTATTTCCTCCTAAACTCCAAACCAGTTTCTAATCCCACGGCGCTTATACCACACGGATGTTAGCGCCCAAGTTAATAACGCTACTTCTACCATGGTAATTCCTCCTTATGAGTTGAATCATTGTCTACCCGCCTAGGTTTTAATCGCTTAAATTTTGATGATTCAATAACCATTTTTCGACTGCCGGGGCGTACCATTTGCCATCTTCTTCTGGCTTTGGGAAGCCTTCTTTGTCGCGATAGTGCTTGTCGAATGAATCTACTTTGATACCAAACTCAGAGTAGAAATCTTTACGCCCAATCATCTTGTGATCAACAGCTTGCTGATTACGCCCGTCCGCGACTCCCTGCTCATATGCTTGCGTGAAGAGTTTTGACAAAGCACTTATCAAACTGTCCATCCTGGTCACTCCTTTCGGTGTATAATTTTGTTAGTTCAAATACCTCTTTCCCTCTATAAGCTTTTTAGTTGTTCTTCTTCACGGTATTTGGGTAATATTCATATTGCTAATCCTCCTACGCTAGCTCTTTGTCTAATCTAAGTGACGTCTGCCGAATAATCGTCTTAGTGGCTGTAGATGGCTCCCAGTCGTTGATGAAGTCCATCACCATCTGGTAGTCCTTCTTGCGTAACATTGACCGAGCGCTCACGTTAGCAATCTTCTTGATGCCACTGCCGATATCTTTGAACAGCTCACCTCGTTGTTTCTGTGTGATATGACCATAGCTATGCGCGACTTCCGACACACGCTGATTAACACGTCGGTTAAGCGCACTATATTCAGGATTTGGAATAACTTGGTTCTCCTTGAGGTCTTTCACATCGCCCTCCACGCTATCCAGGCGTTGGTTAGTTTCCTCATTGGCTTGCAATGCCAATCGTGCAATCTCTCTCGGTGATGTTGGTAGTGCAAACTGTTTCGGGTTAAAGTAGTTTTCTTCCAGCTCATCAAACATGTCCCAAGCTTGATCAGTTCCAAGCATTTTTGAATGCCGGCTAGCACCACGCTTTGTCCAAAGATATAAAGAACTAACATGTTCATTAACCAAACCGCTTTTTGCGTATTGGTCCTTAAACCGCTTCAACAAATCGTTTGAAACCAAATAGAAATGCTTTCCTTCGATGAATTTGTCTTTATTCCTTTTAAAATTTTCTTGGATTCTTCGCGATGTTGTTCCATAAAACTCAGCTAACTGTTCAGTGGTTAAAATTAGATCTCCGTTAAATTTAACTTGTTGTACTTCTTGCATGTGAATCATTCCTTTCTATGCTGGTTGTTTGTAGTCCATTGGCGTAAACAAAAACTTGATTTCATATTCAGGAAAAAATTTTTCTTGAATTTTTAAAGCTTCTGTAAATTTGAACGAAGACTTACCATTTATTTTGTCAGCCACTGTCTGGTATCTAACGTTCAACAGATCGGCAATATCTACTAAAGAAACGTTTTTTTCTTTTCTGACATTGTTAAGATTATTCAACATATTTTCCTTCCTTTCTAAGTACGAAAATTCGTATTTTTTAATAAAAAAAATAAATGTCCTCCTTGAACATGACCTAATAATATACGAATTTTCGTATCGAGTCAATACAAAAATTCGTATTTTTCTAAATAATTTTATATACATACGATTTTTCGCATGGTACAATAGACACATATTAAGGGAGTGAATTGATTTGAACAAAGAAGAATATTTAAAAGATTTAATTGAAATTAAATACGGTAACGTTAAATCTTTTTCGGAACATGCCGGATTAAAATACACCACCGTTCGTTCAATTCTAGAACGTGGGGTGTTAAACGCTAAAGTAGAAAACGTTATAAAAATTTGTGATGCCTTAGGAATAAAGCCAGAAGACATTTTAAAAGTAGAAGATTCCATCATTAGCGATACTAATAAAAAGATGATTCAATTAAGCTCTGATCGTCAGCAAAATGTTTACAACTACGCTGACAATCAATTAAAAGAACAAAATGGTAAAGTTGTTAATTTGCCACTTGTTGGTAAGTCAGCCGCTAACCCTACTGAATTGACCTATGGTGATGTAGAAATTGAACACGACGACTTCACTGACGTGCCGCACGGGGCTGACACAGCCATCCGTATACAAGGCGATTCGATGGAACCTCTGATCCACGATGGTCAAATTATCTTTTATCATCAGCAAGAAGAAGTTGAAAATGGTGAAATTGCTATCGTTGAAATCGATGGCGATGGTGTTACTTGTAAGCAAATTTACTACGACTACGTTACTGGTGAAGTCATCTTACGATCTATTAACAAAAAATACGAACCACGTCATGTTAAAGATGACCAGGTACGTATTATAGGCAGAGTTATATTATAGGAGCTTATTGCTCCTATGCTTATGCACCAAAAAGAACACACGTTCTACATATTTAGCGGTATTATACTTACATAAGACCAGATACGGATGTCGGTAAAAGCTGAAATGTATTGGAGGAATTTGTTTTGAGTAAAAAGGTTACAGGGGAAGACGGGAAAACTTATGTTGTTAAGGAAAAAAAGCCTTGGTATAAGAAATGGTGGATTTGGGTTATTGCAATTATCGTTGTAATTTTTCTGTTTGCAGCATTTGGCGGTTCTGACTCTGATAGCAGTTCTAGTTCAAGTAGTACTGATTCAACAGCAAAAAGTTCTAGTAAAAAGAAACAAGCTGTTGAGAAAAATACAGCTAAAGCCGTAACACTTGGAGCAGGAACTTATAAAGTCGGACGTGATATTCAACCAGGACGCTATGTCATTCGAGCTAAAACTGGGAGCGGTAATGTGTCTGGCGACAATGACTTAAACCTTATCCTTGGAACCACAGTCGACAATAGTTTAGGGCAAGTTGACAGTTATACAACTGATTTAAAAAAGAATGCGGAAGTTAAGTTAGAAAGCTTACAGTCTGTCACTTTCACCCCTACGCCATCTAAACGATCATTTAAAACAACTTTATCTGCAGGAGATTGGGTAGTTGGAAAAGACATTAAAGCTGGCCGTTATGAAATTACAGCTTTGCAAGGTAGCGGTAATTTGACTACTGATGACGGAGACCTTAACGAAATCCTTGGTACTACTTCTGATAAGGATGCGGGACAAGTGACAAAAGTTAACGTTGATTTGTCGAATGGTCAAGTTCTCAATAACTCACTTGAAAGTATTAAACTAACCGCAAAATAGTATATCTACTTTAGCACCCTCGCCCACTACCAGCCTAGCGGGCAACATGCGAGCGTAGTTCAACGGTAGAACAATGCCCTTTAATTGCTAACTAACCAGATATTTAGAGATGCAGGTTCGACTCCTGCCGCTCGCGTTGTAACACAAAAAGCACATCTCCACCGGTCAAAGTTTGAGATGTGCTTATAAGGAGGTGATAGTAATGAACAGCAAAGACCCAAAACCAGTACGTATTGGCAATAAACCGGAACAAGTGAATAAATCAATACGAAAGCCCAGGACTACATTAGCTAAACCAACACCCAAACCAACGAAAACAACTAAGAAATAAGTATGACATATGTTTTTAACTTATTCTTATAGTCAACAATTATTGAATTTTTAACATCATTTTGATACTGGTCACGAGCATTATCAATAGTGAATACTCGTTCATCTTGTCCATAGAGTTCAACTTGCTGATTGCCTTGATCATCTACATTTCTAACATATCCAGATGAAATGTAGTTATCATTAAAGTCAAATATGATAAGAAACTGTTCTTTTTTACCATCTGGGATCTGAGACAGTACGTGTTCCATAGTCCCTTGATTGTCATACAAGTTCATATTGAATTTATCAGCAATTTTAGGTGCAAACTTGTTGTAACAAAGGAAAATTACAAAGTAAATGGCAGTGACCAATACTGACACTAGTAACAAGGCACCTAAATTATTGTTCCATTTAAAATATGGCAGTAGCCAATATTTAGTTGCCATTGATGAAAATGCTGAATTAATCAATGATAGGAATATTAGCGTTAATTGTCTATCTGTTTCGCTATAAAAGTTGAACAAACCAAAGGGACGTAAAATGATGTAAGATACGAAGCCTGGAACTAAATAAACTAATTTGTCCATAGTCATGTGTCTCCTAACTAATTGTTTAGTATGAGTATATACTGAACGACTGTTTGCTACAAATAAAAAAAGCACATCCGCTCCCGCCAAGAAGATGGATGTGCTGCCAATAAAAACCAGTGGATTACTCCGCTCTTTTTACATACATAATATTATCACAACTAAGGAGGTGATGCCTGCAAGTCCTTAAAATTATACCCGCCTAGGTGAAATTTAAGGAGGAAATTAAAAATGGCAAGTATTAAAAAGAAAAATGGCAAATGGGCCGTTCGCGTTAGTTACTATGATGAATTTGGCAAACGGCACTTTAAAAATAAGAGTGGCTTTTTTCGTAAAAAAGAAGCTGAACAGTGGGCCACTAAATTGGAGCAAGCTAAGTTTGACCAATCCATAGGGAAGCCTGATACAACAACAGTCTTCACAGATTACTACGAAAAATGGTTAGAAACCTATAAATTTGGCAAAGTTGCACGAATTACAGAACAAGAATATCGATATACTCTTCGTCAAATTGCTGAGTTACTACCCAACGTTCAACTATCATCAATGACAAGGCTACGTTATCAACAATTTATTAATGAATTTGTGCACGGTAATACTAAGCAACGCGCACAGCGGCAACTGACAGATGATCAACCATATCACAGCAAGTCATCCGTTGAAAAATTGCATGGCCATATTCATGCTGCAGTTATCGATGCCGTGGCTGATAATTTAATAAAGACCGATTTCTGCTTACATGTTGAATTAGGTGGTCACGCTGGTAAATCAGCGCAACTAAAATACCTTGACGCGAAAGACATGCAAACACTAGCTGCCGAGGTCAATAAAAATATCAAGCTAATTTCTACCGGAAAATCAATGATCTATACTGGCCTACTAACCGGTATGCGAGTAGCCGAAGTTTCTGCACTCACTTGGACTGATATTGATTGGCAAAATAAGACTATCCGTGTTAATAAGTCATGGGATTATGTTTATGGTCAAAAATTCAAGAAAACAAAAACTGAATCGAGTATTCGTACAATAACCGTAACTGACGATCTTTTAAATCATCTTAAAACACTACACGCTTTACAGATGTCAGCTAAATTGGATAACCCAGATCATCTAGTTTTCATGAACAAGCGTGGCCGTATTCCATCTCCGGGAGCATGTGATAATCTGCTTAAAAAGTACCATGACTCATTGGGAATCAAACGAATTAGCTTCCACGGTCTACGTCACACCCATGCTAGCTATTTGCTCTACTGTGGTGTAAAGATGGAATACATCTCCAAACGACTAGGCCATAAAAACAGTTCCATTACACGTAACGTTTACGCTCATATGATTAAAGAAGATCAGCGACAGGAAGACAAACGGACCCTGAAAGCCCTCTCTCAGGTCAACTAACATGGTGCACTTTTGGTGCACTCAGCAAAAATGATGACGCTAAAAGGCTTGATATCAATGATACTAGAGCATACTCGAAAGGCTGTACTCTCCTTAAATTGATTATCTGTACCAACTTTGAGCGTCGTCAATCGTTGAGTTGACGGCGTTTTTTGTTTTTCATAATCGCTTTAAAGCTGTATAAATAGATATAATGGTGCACTTTTTGGTGCACTCTTGCTAAAAAATACTAAATTATGCTGATTTTTTGCACTTAAAAGTGCACCAAAAATATTTAAACGTGCCTTGACACCTTATTCCATAAGGGTTTTAGGATCAATCAAAAAGCACACTTACACCTAGGCGGGTAATACATAAAAAATCCCCCACGCCGAAGCGCAGGGGAATTAATCAAGTTATAACTATCATCTAGAGACAGATATTATTATACTTATTGCTTACTACTCTGTAAACCCTAGTAGTTGTCTCATTAGCTATATTGACAACTAATTATGCTAAAACTAAAATCGCACTAACCAAATACACGGGTAAGTAATATAAAAAAATCTTCCGCCCATCAAAGCAGAAGATTATCCTCATCACCTCTGGCATCATTAGCTGACAATCTTGGAGGAATTCGAAAGCCATGATACTAATAACAGGACAAAGGACATAATAACGCTTGTCAGTTTATATTACAATACCGAAAGTAGTCTATACAAACATATTAATAACTCCTTGTGATATTTATCCACTTTGAGGTATAATCATTATTGTTCCCTTCTTAATTCCTAGGGAGCAGAACACCCATTTTATTTATTTAAACCTTGAACCAGCCTTGGCTGGTTCTTTTTGTATGTTTCTGTTAATAAAAGGATCCCCCACACCGAAGCATGGGGGACTAGAACAGTTCACGATTATTATACTACTTTTAGCTTGCTTGTGAGGCGGATTCTGACGTCGTTTCGGCATTTGGTTGCGCATTGGTATCCAAATTAGCCGCTAGCGATGACGCTAAAGTGGCTGCTGAACTAGCCGTGGCCGTGTCACCAACTGCCGCCGCACTAGCTGCTTGACTGTAAGCCGCCACTACTGCCTGTGATGCTTGGGCTTCGGCTTGACTAGCCGCTGCTGAGTTAGCTGCTTCAATCTTAGCTTGAGCTTCCGCCAAAGCTTCCACGACCGTTTGTTCCGTATAAGCTAACGTGCTCGACTTGGTCTTGATCGTGTTGCCGGTATCTTCCAAAATAGAATTATCCGTAATTACCCCGACAAAGGCTAGGATTGCCCCCACGGCGGTAATCACTAATACAACTGCATTAGCGTCAATCTTGACACCAAAGAAGACCGTTGCGACAGCTAAGCCAATAATCAACACGGACCCGATAATCTGGGCCCAATAAGCAGGCTTCTTGTAGTTAGCTTTGAGTGTTGCCTGAATTACATTTAAAAATTTTGTCATTGTTTTTCCCTCCTAAAGGAACTTTTCTGCGATGTAAATAACTAACGTGACGAGCACGCCACTAACCAAGACACCGATCAACCAATTTTGAATGGTTGTCACACGGTCAATTTGATGGCTAGCTTCGATGGACTTGGCCAGTGCCTTGTCCGCTTTGTCGCCAATATCGTCAACTTGATTCAATTTTTCTTCGATGTTCTCAACTTTTGTTTTGGTGGCGGCCACATCCTTTTGAATATCCATTAATAACTTGGTTGTATCGTCGTATTGTGCCATTACCGCACCACCAATCGCTGGCCAGGATAGATAGTAGTATAAATTGACTTTCCATTCTGGCTAGCTAGTGTAGTCATGCTCAGGCCGTTGCGTTGTGCAATTGTCCACCAGCTGTCACCGGACTTGACTGTGTAATACGTATGACTAACCAGCTGACCAGTAACTCGCTTCCCGTAGTCATGACCATTAGTGACGCCTAACTTGATGAAGGCGTATAGGCCATTTGAACGAGTGTAGCGTGCCCATACATAGTCGTGTTTCAATAATGACCGCATTGTAAGTCACACTTTCACCCTTGTAATAGGTGGCTACTTGGCTTACCTTATCTGAATCCGTGTAACGAACAGCTAGTGTCCGATTAGGATAGAACACCCCTCGCTGGTTGTATTTAACGACCTTAAAGCTGGCCTTCTTAGCTGCCTGAGCCTGCTTAACGTTGGTTTGAGCTTGTTTCTTACTAGCAGTCGTATAGCCTGATTTAGTAATGCCCGTTAAATCGACATTGCCGTCTAACCCGCCGGCTTTATAGGTGCTGGTGAATTGGAAGATAGCCACGCCGTCCATGCTAGGGAAGTAATTGTAATTTAGGGCTAGTTCTAACCAGATAGTCTG